GAGACCGCGAAGGCGGTCGGTGGATTCTTCGGCGCCATGTCGTCTGCACTGGCCAAGCCGTTCGAGTCCGCTCTCGGCACGATGTTCGAGAACCTCAACAAGAGCATCGCGATCAGCTCCAAGGGTGTCGACGCGTTCGCCAACATCATCGTCAAGCTCGGCCTCGCTGGCTCGGAGTACCTGCCGCGCCTGGCCAAGTGGTTCAACGATGTGGCGACGCAGTTCAGCAACTTCCTGAACAAGGCGTCCAAGGACGGATCGCTCAAGGGCTGGATCGACAACGGCATCGAGCAGATGTCGCAACTCGGTCGCATCGTCAAGGAGACGTACAACATCTTCGGCGGTCTGGCTGACGCTGCCAACGCAGCGGGCGGCTCCAGCTTCTCGGACCTGGCTGACACACTCGCGCGCATCAGCGCCGTGGTCAACGGTGCCAACTTCCAAGAGTCTCTGACGCAAGCCTTCCGGGCTGCACACGAAGCGATGACCACCATCGCCACCATCAGCGGGCCGTCCACGGAGAAGTTCTTCCTGGCGCTGTCTGATCTCTTCGTGCGCGTCTTCCCTGTCGCGGCCGAGACAATCGGTACCGCGTTCAAGGGCATCTTCGACGCACTGTCTCGCGACTCTGTGAGCGATGGCGTCATGGACATGTTCACCGGACTGCGTGACGCCTTCACGGCACTCGCCCCGTACATGCCGACGATCGGTGACGGACTGGGCGAGCTCATGTCCATCATCGGTGAGCTCGGTCGTGGCGCTGGCCCCTCGCTGGCTCTCGCTCTCGGCGCCGTCGCTGAGTACCTCGTGCAGTGGGGGCCGGTCCTCCGGGTCGTCACCCGCGCACTCTCGGGCGGACTGCTCAAGGCACTGGAGCTCATCGAGCCCATCCTCCCCACGCTGGTCGCTGCGTTCGCGGCGTTCCGGTTCGGGCAGTTCGTTGCCGGTGTGTACACGACGGTCACTGCGCTCTACGCACAGATCGCCTCAGCCGTCGAGACCATCGCCATCATGTCGCTCTACGCATGGGAGGCGGTCAAGTCTGCGGCCAAGTCGGCAGCGGCTTGGGTCGCCTCGGTGACGCAGACCATCGCCATCTGGGCAATGCTGGCCGCTAGCGCGGTCGCTAACGCCGCGAAGACGGCAGCCGCATGGGTCGCTAACAACGTCCGCGCCGTCGCTTCTATGGCCGTCACAGCCGCCGCCTACGTGGCTGGCTGGGCACTCATGGCTGTGCAGGCAACGCTCAACGCCGTTCGCATGGCAGCCGCATGGCTGATCGCGATGGGGCCAATCGGCATCATCGTCGCGGGCGTCATCGCACTGGGTGTCATCATCTTCAAGAACTGGGACAAGATCGTCGCGTTCACGAAGGCAGCCTGGGGCTTCATCAAGAGCTTCCTGCTCAAGGCATGGGGCCTCATCAAGGCAGCCGTGGTGCTCTACTTCAACATCTACAAGACCATCATCACGAAGGTCTGGAACGCGGTCAAGAAGGTCTTCACGACAGTGTGGAACTTCCTCAAGGGCTTCGTCCAGAAGGTGTGGGCGGGCATCAAGTCTGCCGTGCAGCTCTACTTCAACGTGTACAAGACGATCATCTCGAACGTCTGGAACGCGATCAAGGGCGTCACGACTGGCGTATGGAACGCCCTCAAGGGCTTCCTGTCTGGCGCCTGGTCCACCATCAAGTCCAAGCTGGCCGGAGCCTTCTCGGCAATGGTCAACGTGACGCGCGAGGGCTGGTCGAAGATCAAGCAGTTCTTCACCGACGCCATCGACAGGATCAAGGCGATCTTCAACGGCGCGAAGGACATCCTGGTCGACGCCGGTAAGGCCATCATTCAAGGTCTGCTCGACGGCATTCAGGCGATGTGGGACAAGGTGAAGGGCAAGTTCAACGAGCTCACCGACATGATCCCCGACTGGAAGGGTCCGCGCGACAAGGACAAGAAGCTCCTCTACAAGGCTGGACAGCTCATCATCGGCGGTCTGGTCAAGGGGCTCGACTCCAAGATCACTGACGTGCGCAGCACCCTCAAGGGCCTCACGTCCCTCATCACGAAGGACATGTCGAAGAACCTCCGCAACGTCATCGAGGCCGACAGGCAGAAGCTACTCAAGCTGCTCAAGCAGTACGAGAACGCTGGCGAGGCAATGAAGAAGGCGAACGAGAAGCTCAAGGCTCTGCAACAGGAGTCGAGGCAGTACGCGCAAGGCGTCAAGCAGTCGATCATCGAGACCGGCAACGTGACTGGCGGCGAGGACTCCTCGTTCGCTGGCATCGTCGCCAAGCTGACAGCCGCCAAGCAAGCCGCGCGACAGTTCGCTGACGTGCTCAAGGGTCTCGGGAAGGCCGGTCTCAACAAGACCGCGCTCGACCAGATCGCACAGGCTGGACCCGAAGCTGGGCTCGCTGCCGCGCAGTCGATCCTCGAAGCTGGCAAGAAGGGCATCAACGAGATCAACGCACTCCAGACGGCAATCGCCAAGGCTGGAGGCTCGGCCGGTCAGACCGCAGCGGACGCGATGTTCAAGAACGGCATCAACATCGCTGAGGGTCTGGTCAAGGGCCTCAAGGCTGGCAAGAACCAGATCAAGCAGCAGATGGTCGACATCGCTCGCGAGATGGTGAAGACGATCAAGAAGGAGCTGGGGATCAAGTCCCCCTCCCGAGTCTTCGCTGGCCTGGGTACCTACGTTGGCATGGGCTTCGTGCAGGGCCTCGACTCACAGAACGACAAGGTGAAGAAGGCGCTCCTGCTCGGGCTCGATCGGCCTGACATTGCAGCACGTCTCGCTGGCACCGTCAGCAAGTCGTCGCCCGCCTCGGGTGGCGGCAAGGTCCTCAACTACTACGCAGCACCAGGGTCTTCCATCAACTCCGAGGAAGACTTCTTCGCTGCTACTTCGAGAGCAAGGGCGGTGGGCTGGTAATGAGTACGATCCCGAAGCTCCTCATCTCGAACGATGCGGAAGAGTTCGACCTACAAGACATCAGCAACAAGGGGAAGGGATGGGAGGCTCTGGCTGGCGCAACCGGCCTGGGCCTCCCGTCCGTCTCTGTGCAGATGGACGTAGGTGCTGGCGACGGAGCAACCTTCCGTGGCCGTCGCGTGCAACCGCGCGACATCGACCTCCCCCTCCACCTACTCCAGACGAGCCGGTGGAACCTCAAGGACAAGCTCAAGCGCATGTCCAAGATTCTCGACGGCCAGTGTCGCCTCAAGTTCGAGGACACTGACGGCAAGTTCTGGTACCTCGACGTTCACCGCGTCGGCGGTGGCGACTACATCTACGGCGAAGACACCTACGGCACCACTGAGCTCAACATGGTGCTCACTCTTCGCGCGCCCGATCCCTACTGGACGTACAGCGAACCGACCGAGCACGTTGTTGCAGAGGTCGGAGCTGGCCGAGGTCTCCTCGCGACCGGCGTCTCGCTGACTGCGCTCCAGATCGGTGACAGCCAAGCGATCGGCACGATGGACTTCGACAACTCCGGCGACGCTGCGGCGTACCCCGTGTGGACTGTCTCGGGTCCGGTCACCAGCTTCACGGCCACGCACCCGACCTCGGGTGAGACCTTCACGTGGACCGGCTCTCTCCTTGTGGACGAGACCCTGGTCATCGACACGAAGGTCGGCACCGTCAAGGACGGCACCGGGACCAACCGCTACGACGGCATGGCCAGCGCGCCTCGCCTCTGGGCGATCCCGCCTGGTGCTTCGAGCGGCGTTGTCACTGCAACCGGCGTGAACGCAACCTCCGCAATCACATGCTCGTATCGACCTAGGAAGTGGGCGGTGATCTGAGTGAAGCTGTCCGACATCACCGTTGAGGTGCGTGACAAAGCGCTGAACCGCCTCGGCGTCATCTCCAACAACGAGCTCGACCTTGAGCTCATCGGAGAGCACAACAACGTGGGCTCGTGGAAGCTGATCCTCCCCCTGGAGCATCACCTCACCGAAGCCATGCGGACACCTGGCTCAGGACTCATCGTCACGGGGCCAAACGACGTGCTCATGTCGGGGCCAACGCTCCAGCCTGAGCTCGCCGTCACCCCGGACGACCTGGGGGGCACGGTCACCTTCGAGGGCACCAGCGACACGGTGATCCTCGCGGACATGCTGGCCTTCCCAGAGCCGACCAACCCCGACCCCGAGACGCAGCTCGAAGCGTACGACATCAGGTCCGGCCTTGCCGAGACCGTCCTGCACGAGTACGTCGATGCCAACATCGGACCCAGTGCACCCGTCGCTCGTCGGCGGGGCATCATCATGGGCACCGACCTTGGTCGCGGCGTGTCTGTACAGAAGTCAGCTCGGTTCCTCGTGCTGGGTGAGCTCCTCTCCGAGCTCGCTGGCCCGAGCGGGTTGGGCTTTCGCATCGTGCAGCGACCGGCTGGCCTCACCTTCGAGACGTACGAGGTGCAGGACCGTACGGCCTTCATCAGGCTGGACGCACGCAACGGTACCCTCGCGGGCCAGAAGGTCGCCACAAGCGCCCCAGGGCTCACCAGGGTCATCGTTGCCGGACAGGGCGAGGGCGTGGAGCGACAGCTCCTCTACTTCGACAACGCCGCCAGCCTGCAAGCCGAGGCTGACTGGGGTCGACGCATCGAGCGCTTCATCGACCAACGCCAGACCAGCGACGTGCTTGAGCTCACTCAGGCAGCCGTCGAGGCACTGGCCGAGGGTGGCGACACGATCATCTCCATTCAGGCAGTGCCGGTGGAGAACGAGTCCATGACCTTCGGGGTCGACTGGTACATGGGTGACCTCGTGTCGGTCGTTGTCGAGGACGTTGAGCTCAGCTCTGTCGTCACCGGCTACACCCTCCTGGCCCACGACGACGGCTTCAAGGTCGGTGCCACCATCGGCACGGTCGGCAAGGCCAGCGCAACCATCCCCGACAGGGTGATCGGTGTCGAGCAGCGCGTCAGCGCCCTTGAGCGGCACAGCAACGGCGACCCGACTGGCTCCATTCAGATGTTCGCTGGAGCGCAAGCCCCCACCGGCTACGTCAAGTGCGATGGCACCGAGTACAGCACCGCCACCTACCCGCGTCTCTTCGATGTCATCGGCACGAGCTACGGGTCCAGCGGCGCTGGCCTCTTCAAGGTGCCGGACCTTCGCAACCGGCTGCCGTTGGGTGCAAGCGGAACGCGCGACCCTGGCGACACTGGTGGTTCTGAGACCAAGACCATCGAAGCGGCCCACATGGCGCCACACACCCACTCGATGAATCACCAGCACGACATCAAGACTCGTGAGACGGGTCCTGGTCC